GATTCTCTATCCTCATAAGGCCTATGCAGTGCATCTGCCTTGAGGATTTCGAACAACCAACGGAGAAAACCATGGCCGGTTATGTCAATGAACGGCGCGATCTTGATGAGCATGGTAAACCCATGCCCTACACGCAGACGTCGGGCTTTGTGCCTTATGTCTATGCACCAAACTCTGGTGCCGTGCAAGAGAGCGCTATTCCTAGCCTAATCGCTCATCAGCGCACCTTCACTTATCGTGATGGTGGGACGAACGGTTCTAGAATTGAGGATTACCACCAGATTCTGGCGAATAATCAGGTTCAATTCTTCTGGCCGTTTGACAACGGACACGAATTCCGTACTCTCAAGGTTTCGAGTTTTAAACACTCACACCCTGATTTTACGGCCCGTGGGGGTCGCGGAGCATTTTACCGCGGTCCCATAATGGCTATGGATCCTGTTCCATTTTGGACAGGTCATAATAGCCCTACCGGGAATGATCGTGTTACCGTAAATTATCCGCAGACAGATATTACAATTGGTACCAAGTACCTTCGTAGTACTGTCCCGAATAAATCCGCTGCTAACCTGTCGCAAATGATCATAGAAATTATGATCGATATGCCACGGATCCCCTTTGATCGCTTTGATCAAAAGCTGTATGATAGACGGAATCTACCCAAGAATATTGGGTCCGAATATCTAAACACAGTTTTTGGTTGGGCGCCATTGGTATCCGATGTTCTCAAAGTCTGTGAAGCTATCGTCAAAATTGACGATAACCTTCGGCAGTATCGTAATGATTCTGCTGACTATGGGAAGACGGTTCGCCGCCGCCGTGGCTCAGACCCTGTTAGGACTTCCTCGTCTACAGTAGTTGATAACTACATAAGACTTGGCTTTCCTTATGGCCCGTATGGATTGTATGATGGTGAGCATCTTTTCATGGATGCTTCCGGAAACTATCCTACTCAGGCCAATGGGTATCCGAGTACACGAGGCACTCTCACACACACAATCGAAACTTATGAAAAGTACGATTTTGTGAGCCGCTGGATGTATTATTTTGGCCAGGATCAACCTGGTTTTAATAAACTTCGGCATGCTGCAGATCTCGCGAGGAAACTTCTAGGCTTGCGCCTAGACCTCGAACTGCTGTGGGAGCTTGCTCCATGGTCCTGGTTTGCTGACTGGTTTGTCAATATTGGCGACGTTCTCGCCGTTAATCAGGCAATCAGTCAGGATGACCAGGTGTTGCAGTACGCATATCTCATGCACGAAACAAAAGTGCAATATGAGTATCACCATACCGGTGTCCTCTTCGGAGGAACAAAGTATAGTGGCCCCATTACTTCGCTGTTTGTACAGCGGACTAAAGAGCGGGTGCGTGCAACTCCGTATGGTTTTGGCGTTAATCTGAACGGGCTTAACCCTGTCCAGATAGCCATCCTAGGTTCCCTTGCTGCCACTGGTGGCACTGGAGGAACCCGATACTAACGGGCTGTTCAGCCGTGAGGTTAGTACGCATTCTCCACCTTGGAGATGTGAATAGTCTGACCGGATCCATATTCGGATCGGACTCTAAACAAGTATCAACAAGATAAGGAGAACGCAGATGGCGTTCGCAGATCCCCAGTCAGTTACTCTGAACGCTGTTGCGATCAGTCTTCCAAAGACTGGTCTTGGCTCTGGTGAATACCAGGCCAACGACGGCACAGTGAAGATGACCATTCGTCCCCAGCAGGGGAAGAGGCTCAACACTTCTGTTCAGATTAAGCAGAGCAAGCTCGTAAGTGACCCCAACCGTCCGGCGGATAACATTCCCGTCAGTGGTGCGGTCACCCTCGCTGCCAATTTCCCCATTCAGGGGTTCTCGGCTGCTGAGAAACTTGATCTCGTGAAGGGTATGCTTGCCAATCTTACGGCAAGTTCCGACACGAATCTCAAGAAGCTGCTCGGCCTGGAGGCTTGACAGATGTTTCCCACTTGGGTTTTCGGCGATTCGTATTCTAATTTTATTAGTTACGACGTCGTAATCCTCGGGATCCTTCTGTTCTCGCTTTCCGTGACCGTAGTCCTACTGGGCTACGTTGCTTTCAGCTCTCGAAAGAGCGGAAAGCACTAAGGATCGAAGAACTGCGTCATCTGCTACGGATTACCTAGCTCTGGAAGGAGCAAGTAATGAATAGCCTATTAGCAGTTCTCCTGACTAAGGTCGTCAGAGAATCTGGCGATCTATGTGGTATCGACACCACTAGAGATCTTGAAACAATCTCTAGTCGAGTTGAACACGAAGGGTTGTCGTTTTTAACGATTACCCTACCTATCTTCTTCAAAGATCTGCAAAGATCTCTTGATAGAGGATACATTGCCGAGGACTTGTTTAGGCCTTTCAGCCGACGCAAGAACACGAAACTCCCCAGTTTCCTAGGTGGGTTTCTAAGGCTCGTGTTTGACGAAGGTGACGGTAGGTTACTCGACGGAGTTCACAGATCGGAATCTGTGGATGCTATCCGGTGTATGTTCCAGATAACTGGGCTACTAAAGAAAGTAGAGCTGGACTGCTCTGATGCTCGCATCAAAGCTGCTCTAACTCGCTACGTCGAGAACGATGCACACGTCCTCGCCCATCGCGACAAAGTCTCGATCGATATGGTCGATGAGTTTGTCAAAATGGGCAATGTGCTGTTTGGAGATGTATTTGCTCAAGTCAATCGTGAGATTGATGAAGAGCAACTCCGTCCAGTACATGGACCCGGTGCAACTGCGGCAAACTTAAGGGAAACCGAAAGTTTGAACCTAAGTTGCAATCCTGGCCCGCTCGGTTGGAAACCATTTTTCCGCAGGGAAGATATGGTTACTCCTCATATTCCATTTATTTGGAAGAGGTCGAGCGGGGAGTTGCAGTGCCCGGTGTAGAGATCCCCGTTAAGGTGATCACTGTACCTAAAACGCTGTCCACCCCTAGGATAATTGCCGTTGAACCCACTGTTATGCAGTATGCACAACAGGGTCTTCACGACAGTTTCTTTCGAGCGGTCAATAGTTTACCTATCGGCCGTGTCATGAGCTGGGCTAGCCAAGTTCCAAACCAAGAGCTTGCTCGCCTAGGATCCTTCCATATTGGCACCTCTTTCTTTAGAGGTTCCGAAGGAGGGTACGCAACACTCGACTTGAGTGATGCCTCTGACTTGGTGGACAGTTCGCTTGTTCAAGACATGGTTCGTGGCTACCCTCTCTTGCGAGAGGCAGTCATGGCCATGCGCTCAACGCATGCGAACGTAGATGGTAAGTTGTATAAACTCGCCAAATACGCGTCTATGGGTTCAGCCCTTTGCTTTCCTATTGAAAGTATCGTATTTACTATACTAACTTTCATGGGACTGCAGAAGGTCTACCCTACCGTCCGCCCACAGAACCTCATTAAGAGGTTCTCTGGGTCGGTGCGCATATATGGAGATGATATAATCGTCCCCGTTATTGCGGCCCAATCCGTGGTGCAGACACTTGAAGCTTTCGGGCTTCGAGTGAACAACACCAAGTCTTTCTGGACTGGAATGTACAGAGAGTCTTGTGGTAAGGAGTATTTCTGTGGTCGTGACGTTACAATCGCCAAGGCCAGAACAGAGATACCCTCCACGCGGAAGCCTATTGCCGGACAGGAGAAAGAAATTGTCTCCACCGTTGCTCTTCGTAATAACCTTTTTGCAAAAGGTTATCACAAGACAGCTTGGTGGCTTGACACCTTCCTGGTTAAGATCCTCAACGGATATTATCCATTGGTTCTCGAAACTAGTCCGATACTAGGACGCGTCGAATTTGACCACGATGTGGAAAGATTCGATTTTGGAACCTATGATCCCTTGGTAAAGGGTTATAGGGTTTCCTCTCGTACCCCTTCCAGTAAACTGGATGGGTATGGCGCCCTCGTTAAGACGCTTGGAAAAAGATCAGAAGAACCGATCTTCGATCCCAGGCATCTGCAACAGGCCGGTAGGCCCCGAGCCCTACGCATAAAGCTCGGATACGCTAGACCGTACTGACGTACGGCCAGCAGGCACCGCTGCGCGGTGGTGTGACCAGTAATGGCACACGGAGGGAG